ACCTCTAGTAGCTGTTCTACCAGTCACTAGATCAGGTGTTCTACCTACAGCATCTTCATACTGTGCGTTCAAAGCTTTCACTGCAAATCTTACAGCAGCTTTGTTACCAGTATTCATAACCTCATCAAAAGCTTTGACATCATCATCTCCAAGATTAGTCTCTGCCCATTTAGTAAGGTTATCATATTGATTAGGTCCGCCTGCTAGGTCTTGGATCTCTCTTACATCAGAGTCACTTAGCTGTTGATTCTCAGCAGTAAACCCTTGTTGTTGAGCTTGACCTTTGAGATAAGCATCAACTGTTTCAGCTGGGAAACCAGCATCAACTAGCTGTTGAGTCATCTCATCTGAAAGAGTACCATTGTTCTCATTGAAATGAGTGGCCATCTTGAATGGATCAATGCCAGCATCTTCCATGACATTGGTAATCTGTGAACCATAGATATCTTCTACAGTATCATAGTTAACAGAGCCATCGTCTTCATATGGTACATACTCTGAAGAAGATTCATTCTTTACATCTTCAGATACCTCGTCGGGGGTACCCTCACCCATCTTCTTTTGAAGTTCTAGGTAAGCCGCCTCCAAATCTTCTGCGTTTTTATATTTGCCAGCAAGCAAGTCTGCCTGCTCACCTGCCATCTTCTCGCCTTGTGCGAGGTTCTCACCATCTCTTGCTTCCGCTTCAGCTAGTGCCTGCGGATCATCAGATGGATCATATGTAATAGTCTCTGCCATTTAATTATGCGGGTGCGGGTTGTGGTTGCTGTGCTTGTGCCTGTTGCATTGCTTCATCTGGTGACTGACCAGTATACTGTTGCATGGCTGCTGCCATAGCATCTTGAGCATTAGGGTTCTTACTTGGGTCCATCATAGGAGCATTAGCAAACTGTCCTGCTTGCTGCATCATAGATGCCTGCTGCATTTGCTGTTGCTGTTCAGCTGCATCCTGTTGACGTTCCTCTACACTCTTAACAAGGTTAAGGACATCAATACCTTGAGCTGCTGCTAGTCTCTTGATAGCTTCATCAGCATTCATGTACTGAGATAAAGCTTCCGGTCCCATAGTCTGGGCAATGGTTGTAATGAATTGAACTAAAGCTTCTCTATCCTGACCTCTACCAAGAGCATTGATTCCAGCTACAATAACTGGGTGAACCAATCCTTTAGGTATAGCAGGTATCTTCTTACTTGTTTGCAATGAATGCATCTTACGACTTAAGTATGGAATTAAGAACTCTGTAGTAAGTAGACTAAACAGTCCACCTAGCTGTTGTTCTAGCTCCATCTGTGTCATACGCACTTCTTCTGCAGTAGTACGTTCTGACTGTCTAGGATTCAAGATTAAGAAGGCTTCTGATATTCTCTTCTCTAACACTCCAGCTAAATGGAATGCTGTCTGGAAGTCTGCCTGTTTCGCCACTTGCACAACGCCAATGTCGTCAGGTCTTCCTTGTATGATAGCACCATTAGATGCGTTAGCAAGTGATGCTGGTTTAGTAGTTGAGGATGGGGAAACTGTAAAGACAACCTTTGCTGCAGCTGCTGACCCTTCAACGAGGGCTTGCATTAATGCTTCTAAAGATTTCAGGTCGCCGAGGAATTCCTCTACTCTGGACCTACCATAATCCTCGCCGTCTACTGTAACAAAACGTAGAGGTAACCAAGGGGTTTTATCTTTAGGGGCTTTACCTTCACTGCCAGGGATAAGCTTGTCGTCAGCTTCTTGATGCCAGTACCATCCTTTTTTGTTTCGTTTAACACAGGTGTAGACATCTACATCCTTGTCGTGTCCTCCAGTGCTACTGTCAACAACTGACTGTCTATCAATAGGAGGTACTTTAAATTGTTCGCCAAGTACTTTACGACTGACTTTCTCACGGGTTACTATTTCAGTGACATTTCCATTACCATCTCTTTCTACTACATACCTATTCAACGGATACATTTTCATACCCTCCTTACCCATGTAAAGTAGGGAATTACCTGTGACAACTAGATGTTTTATAGCTGAGAAGATTTGAACACGATCAGTAGAAGCAGCTATGCTTTCCATGATCATACGTTCAACCTTTGCAAAGCTTAAGTCTAGTTCACTTTTAGATTCCGGTGGTAGTTCAACTCCAAGTTTAGAATCATCTAACTGAAGCTTGAAAAAGCTTGTAGAAGGTGGTAGTAATCCTAGCATAAGCTTAGAGGCTAGAGTTACTACACCTTTAGCACCGACTGATTGCCAAGGTGTACTAAACCTACTGTACGGGGTTGCCGTTTCCTCAGTGATGAGGAGTGTAGGTATAGTAAGCTTAGCACAGTCGATAGCTACGTCCAGAAATGCAGAGCGATGGCCTGTCAATTGACTGTATCGAACTCTTGCACTTTCCATTGTTTATTTCTTAATGTTTAAATTTGATCCGCCAGACTGGCCACCGCCAGCTGTTGTGCCTCCTGCACCTGTGTTAACTGTTCCACTCTGTGTTGTCACCTTCTTCTCATCAGGCGCAGCTAACTGTCCAGATCCACGACGCCGCTTCTCTTTACGAGCTGCCTTGCGATTCTCTGTTCCCTTGACCTTTCCTTTACCTGCCTTACCTTGCTCAGCAACGTTAAGCGCACCTGGATTTTGAGGTGGAGCTTCTACTGGAGCTGGCTGTGGAGGTGGTGGAGGAGGTGGTGGGGGTGGAGGTGGAGGTGGTGGTGGTAAAGGTGGAGGTGGCGGCGGTGAGGGTCTCCCTCCGCACATGATGTTAGTCCTCTTCTTCTAGTAGTTTATTTTTAAGATATCTTACGACGCTAACCTGACCTACTCTATAAGCGAATTCTTTCTCCGATAGATTAAGGTCAGGCATAACGTCTGGAAACTTTTCTTGGAGATCATCTATTACTAGATTAACTTCAAGCGTATTTGGGTAGATTGGGGTTTGCATGTTCGAAAAAAGCGGGCATCCTAGCGTTCTGTGTCTCGATTAATCCTTCGGCTTTGCCTCTGTACATTAAAGAGTCACTGTTATCCAGCCAGAATTTTTTGTCCAAATATTTGTGAGAGCTTGACTTCAATGGGGACATAACCCAGTTGATAGTAGCTTTCCTCAGCTTGTCCAAGCTTGGTGAGATTGTTAAGCCAAGCTCTCTGCATACCAATGAATTCGAGGCGACATGTACCTGCTCATCACGGCTGATATCTGCACTCACCGTGCGCATTCCAGCGTCACCGTTAAAGCGGAAGAATGGCAAGAGGACAAAGAAGATTGCCCTTTCAGCAACCATGGCTTTAAGAATTGTGTGATCTGGATGTGATATCCATGCATCTCTGATTCTAAGAGCCTCTTGTTCCGCCTTTTCATCCACTCCGTGAGCCGAGGCGATATAACCGAGAGCGAGATCGTGTCTCTCTTCGTCCCTGATATTGGACACAAGTAGCTCCCTCGCTGTTTCTGGAATTTCATTCTTAATGGCTTCCTTAATGAAGTCTCCGACTGGCATTTCCATATGTCTCATAGCGAGGGCGCGGAAGATAGTTTCCTCCGCACCGTCTTGGAGCTGTCCGGCAGTGGTCTGTACTGGAGACCATTTACGTTTTCGATTTAATAGTTTCTCATAGGGGTTCATTTCATTCACCGCATTCGCATTGTGGGGATAGTATTTCCTCCAGATATGCGTCAGCTTCAGCGTCTTCTAGTGCAGCGTATGCATTGGACTTGTCCTGAGTGTTACCCATAACCTGTAAGGAGTAATATAAAGAGGTTTGGGGGCTCTTTAGCCACTCTTCCACAAACTGTTCGTTGTAGGTTACCACATCACTCCAAGAGTTGAATGAGTATCCGTGAAGAAGTCCCGTTCTATTTAACATCGTCATGAAACCGTCTGCTACTTTCTTGTAAGCATCCCAGCCGACTTCACTAGCAATTTCTACATTGCCATATTCATATGTTTGTACACCAAAAGTTCCAGAGTCGCGGTCAACACTCCTGGCTATAGGTGGTGCTATTTCTGGTGTACATGTGTAGCCATCTAAGTCTTCACTCCTGTAAGAACAGGAGGCGGTAGGGGCGATAGCAAATGCCCTATCCATTTCGTTAGCTCTAGCACATTGTGCTGCTAATTGTATACCTTTGTATAGTTCAGCAACTAGGTGACCTGAGTTACCAGCTGGAGCTAAACCATTATTAAATTGATCAAGTGCTTCACCGAATTCTCTGTAAGTTATTCGATACCTTCTTAGGAGATTCGCGAGTCCAAGGAATCCAAGTCCGACCTGCCTGTCCGTTTCCGGGGGTAGGTACTCTCCAGTCCCTCCAACACCTGTTCGGCCATGAAGATTGCACAGCTCGGACATACCCGTAAAGCAAGCCTCTTGTATGTTGCCGATTGTACAGGCACCGAGATTGATATGCTGGAGGAGGCATGTTCCTCGTGATCGCAAATATACCTCAAGACAGACGTTTCCATAGATACGGTTCCCATTCTCATCGTGTTTGATTTTGTTTAGCCAGATATCTCCTGACTTGATACCATATATTATGGCTTCCCGTGTTGCCTTATCAGTACCTTCCCACTTTTCGTCGTCAATATCGACGCACCTTTTGATCCAGGGGAGTTCATGTCTGGGAGTAGTAACAAACTCAACAATGTCAGGGTGGTTGATATCCAAATGAACCACCACAGCACCATTCTTGTAGACTCCGCCTCTTCTGAGAGTTTCATTGAGTACTGAATATACTTTGGCAAAAGATACTGGACCACTAGCTGTCAAGCCACGGCCATTCTCATTACCACGTGGTCTAAGATTCGATAGGTGTACTGCTACACCTGCACCATGGCGTAATGCAAATGATACATAACGCCACGATTTTTCTATACCTTCATCACCCTCCATCGAGTCATCGACTACGAAAACGGTGCATGAAACTGGCAGTCTGGAATCAGGGTTGTCTATCCATGATTGTACTCGGCCAGTACGAGCGATCACTTGTGCTGTCATTAAACTAAGTCTTCTAAATTTGGTGGTGCATAGTTTGGTCCCTTAAGAACCTTCCCATCTTTTCTAAAGATAGGGTTACCGTCTTCATCAAGCTTCGACATGTTGCTTTTATGAACACGATCTAAAGCTTCATCTAGATCCCATTTCTGATTCTCAGCGTACTGATAACAGACATAGACTAGATCAGCTAATTCTTTTAAACAGTTAGTTTTAGGTTCACTGCCTGTTCTAAATAGCATACCATCTGCCTCAAGGAATTCTTTAAACTCCTCTACGATCAGATCCTTCTGTTTGCTCCGGCTCTCCCTGCTTATGGAATTTCCAATTCGATACGTTGAACGGAACTCCTTCGCTTGACTGCTCAGGAATGTTACGTGTTGGTCCGGAGTAATGGTGAGTGACATTCTCTAATTCGTTGGATAGGTAGTGGATTGCTTTGCTTAAGTCTTCAATAGGATTTCCGTCTGGATTACCTACTGTTTTTTTATGACCAGCTCGGCATACATATTTCACAACGTTACCAAGGTGATAGTTCAACCCTTGATCACGAATGAAATCCCATACTTCTATTGATCCCCTATTGTAGTACGGGGGACCATAGGATGGGTCGTTGGCGGTCGTAGTCATAGTCTTCGTGTTGTAGTATCTTTGCAAGCCTAGCATTTAATAAAGCATCGTCGTCTGACAAACCTTTATCATTATAAGCTTTGCATACAGCAGGCCAGGGGTCTGCATGTTTGTTAAGGATATCTGAGGCACGCTTGACTCCTATCCCAGGGCAACCTGAGTACCCATCAGTAGGGTCACCAGCTAGGCTCTGAATTAGATGCCATCTGTCTCCATCTTCCTTAGTAATTTCTTCTACGTCATTCGTCATGTCCCATAAGACACCTGGAATCTGACGCATATCCTTGTCAGGTGACACTATTATGTGCTCACCTATTGTTCTGGAATAATGTGTCGCATCTATACCAAGACTGTCGTCTGCCTCTAAGAAGGGCCTAATAACAGTGTTATAATTATTGCGGCAGTGATTGACCAGACGTTTATACCCCAGGGGCTTACGGCGGTTTCGGTGACCTTTATAATCCGGAAAAATTTCTTTCCTAAAATTCTTAGGACTCGAAAAGTATAAGATGATTTCATCATCCATCATAGCGGTTGTAATCTTTTTTAGCTCACGCTCAAACACCTTTAAGCAGTCTTTAAAATTAGATTGCGCTATAATAACGTCATTTCCAAAATCAATAGACTCTTCAGTGGCCTGAGCTGCTTTGTAAGCTACATAATCTGTATCAATTAATAGCATTAGTGTACCTCTGCCCAGTTGTTTCCGATGTTAGCATCAGCTTCAATAGGCAGTCGTAGTTTATAGTATTCACCAGCTTCGAGGGCTGAGTGTTTGCAAGCTCTAGCAATCTCATCGCATGATGATGGTGGTGCTCCTAGTACTTGCTCATCATGCACAAAGGCGTACCTTTCATGCTTGATTTCACGAATCCATTCGTTAGTAATTAATAACCACCTCTTCGCGACGACTCCTGCCGACGACTGTAAGAGGAAGTTTAAGGCCTTGTGTCCTTTGTCAACGCAGATATAACGACCGTCGATGGAACGGATCTTACCAGATTTAGAAACTTCTTTGGCAGCTTTAACAAGTTTATCGAGACCTGGAACGGCATCCATAAAAGCTTTCCTAATTTCCTTGCCCTTTTCCGTCGCTTTTGACGTTGAGAGCTGACTGTCATACGACGTCCCGATTTTCCGATCGCCGGCCCCGTATAAAAAGGCATATTGGACGGTCTTAACTTGCTTCCTCGAAATCCCGATTTTGTCTGCATTGACTTGGTGAATGTCTCCGTTTAATAGAATATCTGCATACCTGCCATCGTCGTAACGGGCTAAGTAATGAGCAAACATTCTGAGTTCTATGCCTGCAAGGTCACTATCTACTAGTTTCCATCCAGGTCTTGTGATAAATAACTCACGACAATCAGCATCGCTGCTAACC